CAAAGAGCATTAACAGAAGATGGATCACCAGCTAGTGTTTACATCTCACCTAAAACTTATTATCCGGAGATATAATGGCAAAATTTGCAAAAGGTAAATACGCATTAGCAATATCAGATAGAAGTGGTCAAGCATTTCCTTGGAGAGAAATGGTTACTGAATGGAATGGTGCTTTTGTTCACGTATCAGAATACGAAAAGAAACAACCACAATTAGAACCAAAACCTTTTGTAGCTGATCCACAAGGATTAGAACAAGCAAGACCTCAAAATTTTCCAGCAGATCAAATCGGTGGAGGAAACATGGTAGCTAGTTTGACTTTACCTGGAGATTTTGCATTTCAAGATTTAAGTAGTGGTAGTATGGTTCCTGAGGATCCAGGTAAAATAAATACTAGAAGACAAGCACAAATTAATGTAGGAGAGGTTACAATAAATATAACATGACGTATACAGAATTAGTACAAAAAATTAGAGATTACACAGAAGTTACAAGTACAGTTTTGACTGATACGATTGTAAACGGATTTATTCAAGATGCAGAATTTAGAATTTTAAGAGATGTAGATTCTGATAATAATAGAAGATATGTAACGGCTCAATTAATTGCAGGGACAAGATTTATAGATACACCTGATAATTTATTAATTATTAGATCTGCTCAGATCGTAGATTCTGATGGTGTGGGTGTAGCGGATAATAGGGATTTTTTACAATATCGAGATACTAGTTTTATGTCAGAATTTAATAATTTAAACTCACAAGGAGTGCCTAAATATTACAGCAATTGGGATGAAGACACTATAGTTGTGGCTCCGACTCCAGATGCTACCTATACAATTCAATTAAATTATATCTTGAAACCTGCTGGATTATCGAGTACAGTCCCTACTACATATTTAAGTTTGCAATTTCCCAACGGGCTTTTATATGCGTGCCTAATCGAGGCATATGGTTTTTTAAAGGGGCCAAATGATCTCTTGCAATTATACGAAGGAAAGTATAAACAAGCAATAGAAGGCTTCTCAATAGAACAAATGGGAAGAAGAAGACGAGATGAATATCAATCAGGTGTTCCTCGTATAGGAAAATAGGAGAAAAATAAAATGGCTATAACACAAGCAATTGCAAACTCTTTTAAAAAACAATTATTAGATGGTGATCACGACTTTACAGCCACTAGTGGTGACGTTTTTAAAATAGCTCTTTATACTTCTTCAGCAACTCTAAACTCAGCTACAACTTCTTTTACAACTGGAAATGAAGTTGCAAACTCTGGTCAATATACATCTGGTGGTGGAAAGTTAGTTAATCTAGCAACTTCAATAACTGCTGGTGTAGCAAGAGTAGACTTTTCAGATAGATCGTTCACAAACGTTACTATCACTGCTAGAGGGGCTTTAATCTACAACACATCGTTTTCAAATGCAGCGGTGGCAGTTTTAGATTTTGGAGGAGATAAAACAGCTACGTCTGGAGTTTTCACAATTCAGTTTCCAGCTAACACATCAACAGCAGCGATTCTAAGGATCTCTGGTTAATCGTAGGAGGTAAACTCCTATGGCATCCGGAACTTGGGGTACTGGCTTTTGGGGTCAAAACCAATGGAACGATTCAGCTGACCCGACTTTTACAGTCACGGGTATTGCTCTTACTGCATCTTTAGGTGACGAAACAACTGTTGGTGAAATTAATACTGGTTGGGGTAGAGCTGGCTGGAATGATTTTGCTTGGGGTATTGCAGGAAATCTTATAGCTCCTGGTGATGCTGTTACAGCTACCTTAGGAACTGTTGTAGCATCCATTGATGTATCTACCGGTCCATCTACAAATAATAATCAATTAATAACAGCTTCTCTCGGAAACGAGACAATCGATATTCAAACAAAAGTATTTCCAACTGGTATTGGAATGACTTCAGCTTTAGGAACAGCTGATGCTGGTCCTGATGCAATGGCTACAGGTATTGCAATGTCTATGGGTCTTGGAACCATAGATGCATTTAACCAAACAGGTTGGGGTAGACAAGGTTGGAACGTTAACGCGTGGGGAGTTGAAGGTCAGTTTGCAAATGTCACTTTAACAGGTATTGCAATGACAGCTGCTGCTGGAACATTAGCAGCTACTGGTTCGGCCACTTTAACTCTTAATACTTTAAATGTAGCGCAAGCTACACTAGGTAATGCAGATCCTGCACCAGATGCAATGATTATTGGTGAACCAATGATTGCATCTTTAGGTACAGCTGCAGGTCAAGCTGGAGCTGGTGCGACTCCTTCAGGAATTGCAATGACAGCTGGATTAGGAACAGTTACAGCTGTTCCAAGTCAAGAAGTTCCTCTCACAGGAATACCAGCAGAAGTAAGACTTTCTTCAGCATTTAATATTGTAATTCATGTTGATATACCAGTTACAGGTTTAAGCTTGACTATGGGCCAAGGATCTGGTAGTGCTTTGATCTGGAACGAAGTTGATACAGGTTCAGCGCCTATAACACCTCCAGGATGGCAAGAGGTGGCTGCATAATGAGTTTGACAGAAACTCATATTTTTAATAAAATGAACGTATAAGGAACTAAAAAATGGCGAATTCAACATCTGCTAACCTAAAACTTACAGTACAAGCAACCGGTGAAAACTCGGGAACTTGGGGTCAAATTACAAATACAAACTTACTTATTTTAGAACAAGCTATTGGTGGTTTTACTACTTTTAACTTAACTAATGCTAACAGATCTTTAACTTTTACTAATGGTGCTTTATCTAATGGTAAAAACGATGTTATTAGATTAACAGGAACATTAGCAGCTAACAGAACGGTGACTATTCCAGATTCAATTGAAAAAACTTATTTTGTACAAAACAATTGTGGTCATGCGGGAAACACTTTAACTTTTAAAACTTCTTCAGGAACAGGTGTTCTTTTATGTGAAGGTAATTGTTACACATTATATTCCGATGGAACAAATGTTGAAAAAGTAAACGAATATAGAAAATGGAGAGTTGTATCTGCAGCTGAAACAGTTCAAGCTGGGGCTCAACTTTTAGTAAATACAAATGGTGGAGGGGTAACGATTACGCTACCAGCCTCACCTGCTACGGGAGATGAAGTGCATTTTGTCGACCAAGGTTATGATTTTAATAGTAACGCATTGACTGTTGGAAGAAATGGATCTAATATTGCTAACGCAGCATCAGATCTAACGGTCAATACACAAGGCGCAGCTTTTGGATTAGTATTCTCAGGCGACGCTACAACAGGATGGACTTACACGGAGAAATAATATGTCAAATTACGAAGCAACAAAATACGATTTCGACGGAGCAAACCTTACAGGTATCGAAGGAATTCCTACAGCAACTATTGTGCCGTGGTCTTCTTCTTCAGTGCCAACAGGTTTTTTAGAATGTAACGGTGCAGCAGTTTCAAGATCAACTTACTCTGCATTATTTGCAATCGTAGGTACAACTTATGGAGCTGGAGATGGTGCATCTACTTTTAATTTACCTGATTTGCAAGACAACGTTGCAATGGGTAAATCTGGAACTAAAGCTTTAGCATCAACTGGTGGAGCAAACACCGTAGCTGCTGAAGGTACTGTTGGTGGTACTACAGCTAACGCAACTTTATCAACAGCACAACTTGCATCACACAGTCACTCTGTACCATCAAACCCTGGTTCTGCAGGAAACCCTGGAGCAAACAGAGGTAATCAGCCATCACTTTCTGGTAATAAAAATACTACTAACACAGGATCTGGTACTGGTCACCAACACAACATGAGTGCAACTTTTAGTGGTACTGCAACTTCTGTTGTACAACCTTATTTAACAATTATTTATATTATTAAGACGTAGGAGAAATTATGGCAACAAACGCAACATGGACAGTAATATTCGAAGATAAAATGGTAATTAAAAACCATGCTGAGGGTGCTGATGAAGGTCTTGGATATGTAATTGAAGACAATGATTTTTGGGGATTAGCTAAATGGAATAACATTTGGGCTATTCAATATGGTACAGCTAATCCAAGCGATACTGTAGAACACAGAGATGAAACACCACATTGTACTTGGGAAGATGCAAACCTAGGAGATTTTCAAGATTTTATTTCTAGATGGGATTCAGCTCATTTAGCTCAACTACAATCTGATTGGGATAATGATAATGTTGATGAAGAATCAACAGAGGATAAAATTGCTAGATTAGGTGCAAGACCTACTTCTTATTCTTCATAGAATTAAAAGATATAATTAATCTTTCTTGATTTTCATTTAAAGACTCTACTTCATGAGGAATATGTGAGGGAAATAGTAACATTATATCTTTAACACCTTGATAATAATATTTTTCAAAAAAATTATTATAAAAAATAGTGGGACTAGGTTTCTCAGGATTTAAATAAATTATTCCAGAATAATCACTGTAAGGATGAATATGAATACTGTGTTTATCTAATTCATTATATAGCTGAGCCCAATTATCACCTAACAATAAATTATGTGATTCTAAAATTTTTATTACTTGAGATTTTAAATTTTTTAAAATTGGAAAATTTAATATATTTAAATTATTAAATGTGGTCTTTTGTTCCTTATAATCTTTATTATTTTTTAATAAAAAAATAATTTGATTTATTTCATCTTTAGTAGATTTTATTTTATATTCGTGAAAAAAATTTTGATAATGAAATGGATCAAAACTTTTTATCTTAGCATCATCCATGAAGTTAGTATATATTTTTTACCTGATAAAGGTGAATTACCTCTGTGCACGTAAGGGAAACCTGCAGGCCAAATAACAATACGACCAGTTTTAGGTTTTACTCTTTTTGAAAAATGTAAAAATTCTGTTTCTCCACCATCTTCAACATCATTTAAATATATGGAAAAAACAAAAGCTCGTCTTTCATTTTCAGTTCCTTTACCGTGTTCGATATGCCATACGTGATAACCCTCTGTGGGTAAAGTTTTTTGTATTTTTAAATCTGTAAAATGAAAAGGAACTCCATAAGATTCTAGAGCTCCCGTATTTTGCACATAGTGATTCCAAGCTAAATCAAAATTAAGCATCATAGGTTTTAATGATTCCCACCATACATCTAAATTAAAAGGGGCTGCAAAAAATTGTTGGTCTTGTTTTTTTAACACTGATGTTTGTTCAGATCCAATTCTATTTACAGTGTTATTAAATTTATCTTGATCTTCATATAATTTAATGGCTTTATTACACTCTTCTGGTGTAATATAATTATCATATACACCTATAAAATTATCTATATTAACTGTTTTTTCTTTATTCATATCTATACCAACAAGGTATTGTGTACCTTTCTCCTTTTGTTATTTTTAATACCTCATGATTAATTTTATCTCCTCTAAAACAAATAAGAGTTCCTTTTTTTGGCTTAAAGAAAACATCACCTACTCTTGTGATACCACCTTCAAAATCATCATTCAAATAAATAATACTGGTATGAGGATGATAATCAAAATCTAGATGACCAATTTGATTTTCACCTGTAGGCCACCGCACAATTTCAAAATAATTTACAGTGATATTAGGATCCACATCTTTAGCAAATTTAACTAATCTTTTATATAATTTTTTAATAACTGAATTACCTAGTATTTCATATGCTTTAACTACTTCAGTTTTTCGATGTAGCTTACAATAGCTTCTTTTTAAGAAAAAATTTTCTTTATGATAGTTTATAAAATGATCGCATTCTTCATCACTTAAAAAATTTTCATTAACAATTCCTTCTAAATCTCTCATAATTATGCTACTTTCATTCTATCAAAAACTAATATATAAGCTACTATATGCTACAAAAATTAAAATTCAAGGCTGGATTCAATAAACAAGACACAGAATCAGGTGCAGAGGGTCAATGGACTGACGGTGATTTTGTTAGATTTAGATATGGACTACCTGAAAAAATAGGTGGATGGTTACAATTAACATCAGCTCAAAAAACTTTACCAGGAGCAGCTAGAGCCCAGGTTGCATTTTCAAGTTTTGCTGGAGAAAAGTATGCAGCTATTGGTACCTCTCAAGGTTTATTTTTATATTATGGTAATGATTTTTTTGATATCACACCTCTAGACACAGCTATAACAGGGGGCACTTTAACAACTGTTAATAACTCTAACACCATAACTATTAACAAAGGTTCTCATGGATTAGCCGTGGGCAGATATGTAACTCTATCTAGTGTTACTGTTACTGGAGCGTCTGGTTATACAGCTGCAGATTTAGAAAAAGTTTATGAGATATTGACTGTTCCTGATATAGATAAATTTACGGTTCAAGCTGCTTCAGTTGAAACAGGATCAGGTATGACTGCAGCCGGAGCGGTAACTGTTAATCCATATGTTGAAGTCGGACCAACAACGCAGACAACAGGTTTTGGTTGGAGCACATCTACATGGGGAGCAAGCACTTGGAATACACCTAGAGCAACAAGTGATGTAACTCTAGATCCAGGAAACTGGAGTCTTGATAACTTTGGTCAAGTGTTAGTTGCAACTATATTTAATGGTAAAACTTTTACATGGAATGCAGGCGCATCAAACGCTAGAACGATTAGAGCATCTTTAACAACTACAAATTTTCAAACCACAAATAATCCTACAGCCAGTAGATTTACATTAGTGTCTGATCGAGATAGACACTTGTTTCATTTTGGAACTGAAACAACAATCGGTGACACCACTACACAAGATCCAATGTTTGTAAGATTTTCTAATCAAGAAGATTTAAATACATACACACCAACAGCAACCAATACTGCGGGTACATTTAGATTAGATACCGGTAATGAAATACGAGCAGTGCTTCAAGGTAAAGATTATGTATTTGTAATAACTGATCTTGCTGCTTACGTTATTCAATTTGTTGGTCCACCATTTACATTTAGTGTTAGACAAGTGGGCACCAATTGTGGATGTATAGGTCAACATGCAGCCTCTTTTATTAATGGTGTTGTATATTGGATGGGAGCTGAAGGTGGATTTTTTGCTTTCGATGGAACTGTTAAATCATTAGGGTCACTGGTAGAAGACTTTGTGTTTACAACAGATGGAGATAATTTAGGATTAAATTTTAATTCTAGAGATGTTGTTTTTTCTGGTTCAAATAATTTATACACAGAAGTAAATTGGTTTTATCCAAAAGCAGGGTCAGATCAAATAGATAGATGTGTAACTTATAATTATGCTGAAAATATATGGACCACATCGTCTTTAGATAGAACCACGTATCAAGATCAAGGTGTATTTGATGCACCTTATGCTACAGATTACGATGACACTTTAACACCAGTCTTTCCTGATATATTAGGAATTACAAATAAATATGGTGCTAGTATTTACTACGAACACGAAGAAGGCACCGATCAAGTTAATAGTTCTGGCACAACAGCTATACCTGCATTTATCAGATCAGGTGATTGGGACATAACATCAAGACGTAGTGCTCTTGGTCAACAAACAGGAGTTGCTGATTACAGAGGAGACGGTGAATTCTTTATGGCTGTTAGACGATTTATACCTGATTTTAAATATCAAACTGGTAATGCTAAAGTAACATTATTTGTTAGTGCATATCCTGATGATGTGGCTGTTAGCTCACCACTTGGACCCTTTACAGTTACGTCAACAACTGATAAGGTGGATACTCGAGCCAGAGGAAGATTGGTTTCCATCAAGATAGAAAATGATGCTCTTGGTGAGAGCTGGAGATATGGCACACTAAGATTAGACGCACAACCAGACGGTAGAAGATAATGTTTGAAACTATAGTAAACCCTGATGGAACAATTTCAATTGTACCTGTAGAACAAACTACTAATTTACCTTTTAACGTAGGAGGCAGACTTTTTGATCAATTTAATACTGCTCCTGGTATACTTAGTGCACCATCATTTAATACATTTGCAAACACTGTAGCACCTATGGGTGTGAACACAGGTATCATGTCTCAAGCACCTGGTAGATTTTTAGATAACGCGGGTCTTCCATTAATCGATACTTCTTTTGGTGTTGCTAATGAACCAGATGATCCAGATGACGTAGACAAAGCTAAAAATACTAAAAGAGGTATTGCATCATTATTTGAGTTTTTAAGTAATCTTCCTACGCCACTTAATTTATTAAGAAGAGGTTTAGATTCTTTATCAGGTATTAACCAAAGAATACGTAGCACTGATTTTGGTCAATCAACTAGTTTTGCAGATTTTCTTCAAAAAAGGAGAGACAGAAGGGCTAGAGAAGAAGCTGCAAAAATAGGCGCTGCAAAACAAAAAGCAATTATTGCTAGTCAACAAGTAGATACTGGAGGTGGTCCAGGAAGTAGACCTGGAGGTTTTGGAATAGGTGCAGGTGATTTTAGTCCTTCAGATCCAACAGCAACAGAAGGTAGTTTCTAATGGCTAAAGTTACAAACTACATACCTGAACCAAAAGAAGAGTACGATGTAGAAAATCAAAGACAGATATTAGAGTCTTTAACTACATTACAAAATCAATTAAATTTTTCTTTTCAACAAGATTTAAAAAACGAACAGGACACATTTAATTACTTTTTATCATGAGTATATTTTATAAAAATCAAGGTTTTAAACAAACCGGCACAGGTAAAACTACTGTGCTTACGTGCCCTACAGATGGAACAATCATAGTTAAAAGTGTTTATGTTGCTAACAACGATGCATCATCTGCTATTTTAGTAAACATGAATTTTGTTGATTCATCAGATTCTAGCACTGAGTATGAATTTTTTAGAGATGACGTGGCCGCTAAGTCACAAGTAAATGCTTCACCTCAAGGCTTGAATTTAGAAGCAGGAGATGCTATAACTGTGCAAGCAGCTACAGGTAGTAGTAAGATACAAGGCCTGATAAGTTATGCTTTAATAAATAGAGAGAATGAAAACGGATAATTTACCAAAGATAGATTGTACAACTATAGTAACCTATAGAAATACAAAAACTGGTGAAACATATAAAGAGAAGAAAGAAGGACCTGATATTGTACAAGACGTTACTGTGCAAGTAACTAATAAAGGTTTAGAGGTCTTCCAGAAAGTGATGAATGATAATAAGAAACCAAAACCCTAAAGGCGGAACAGAATTACAATTCGAGTATTTAGAAAAATACGTTGATAAAAATTTACTAGACCAAGTACAGATCTGTACTTCGGTACCAGAAAAAATACCTTTGCATCCAACTAAACCAAATATACTTTGGCAAAAAAATTCTTACGATCAACCTAACTTAGCTCCTTGGTTTATTAACCCTGCTAATCATAACAAGTATGACTGGTATGTTTTTAATTCACACTGGACGTATGAAAAATTTAGAGACCATTTTAAAATACCAACTAATAGATGTGTAGTTATTAAAAATGGTATTGACAAAATAGAACAGGCTAAACCATATGTAAAAGGTCAGCCTATAAAAATAATACATCAAAACACACCTTGGCGTGGCTTGTCTGTATTGTTAGGTGCAATGCAATTAGTAAAAAACCCTTTGGTTACTTTAGATGTATACTCATCCACAGAAGTTTATGGTAAACAATTTTATGATCAAAACGATCATGAGTATCAACAGCTTTATGAACAAGCACATAAATTACCCAACGTTAATTATCTTGGTTATAGACCTAATCAATACATAAAAGATAATTTAAAAAATTATCACATGTATGTTTATCCAAGTATATTTGAAGAAACGTTCTGTATATCTTTATTAGAATGTATGGCTGCAGGTTTATATTGCATAGTCAATGACTTTGGTGCCTTATACGAAACAGGCGCAGAGTTTCCAATGTATATACCTTACGATTCTAATCATAGAGCAATGGCACAGAAATTTGGTTTTGGTATTGAACAGGCATCACATACGTTAGATCAAAAACAGATACATGATCATTTAGATTCCCAGTCCAGATATGCACATATATATTACAACTGGAATAAAATAGCTATGCAATGGACGACATTTTTAAAAGGAGTCATCAGTGCAAAATCCCAATAAACCAATTTGGTTTGAAGAACAGAAAATAGTGGAAACAATAGATTTATCCGAACCAGCTGACAGATCACCTTGGAAAATAATGGTTTGTACTCCTGTGCATAGTGAGTGTTCTATTCACTACACACAGGCACTATTAAAATTTCAACAAGATTGTTTAATGAGAAAAATATTAGTCAGCTTTACTTTGATGAAATCGTCTTTAGTTACTCAAGGTAGAAACTTATGTGTAGCTGAAATGTTAAATCATGAAGATGGTTATACACATTTATTATTTATAGATTCTGATATTGACTTTGACTTTGCAACTATTGAGACAATGTTAAAAGCTGACAAAGATGTTATTGCATGTCCTTATCCGATGAAGTCATTAGACTGGGATAAGATATTTCAAGAAAAAGATAAAGCTCAAAACAAAGATCAACTAAGAAGACCTGGGTATACGTTTCCTATTAAACTAGAAGATCAAAATGCTATACATTCTAATGGTGGTATTGTAGAAGCAACACACGCTCCAACTGGCTGTATGTTGATTAAAAGAACTGTATTAGAAGGTATGATTAAACATTACCCTGAACTACAGATATTTCAACCTACCAATATTAATGGTAAAGAAGTTAAAAAACCAAACTTTTATAATTTATTTGACACGATACATGATCCAAGCACCAAGCGTTATTTTGGTGAAGACTTTGGTTTTTGTCAAAGATGGACCGATATGGGCGGTAAAGTATATCTATATATTATGGATTATATAACTCATGTGGGTGAACATCAGTTCTGTGGTAGGTTCTTTGACAACTTAAAACAGGTTGACGATACTAAAAAAATCAAATAAAGTGTGATATTTCAGGATTAGTACGCCTGCCCTATAAACTAAATTTAGACAAAATTATGGCAATAACAGATACCAAACAAGCAAAAGATTTTACAGCAGGGGCACCAAACATAACATTGAAAGGTGATCTAACACCTATGAAGATGGCTTCTAATGATGCTAACGAAAGAGCGTTAGAACAAATATTTGAACAACTTTTAGAAGAGGGTTTTTCTCTTGAAGAAGCAGCTAAAAAAGCTAGAGAAATATTTAATGAAAGAGCTATGGCCGATGGTGGTAGGGTACAATACGGTTTAGGTAGTCTTGTTAAGTCAGTTAAGAAAGCTGTTAAAGGTGTAGTCAAAGGTGTTAAAGATAATCCTTTACTAGCTGCAGCCGCTTTAAACTTTGCACCTATGTTAATACCTGGAGTAGGTAAACCTATTATAGGTATGGGAGGTGGAATGTTTAATATACCTAAATTTTCTAGTCTTTTAAATTTATCTGGAGCTAAAAGAGGCACAGACGCTGCTTTAGATGCTCTTAAAGTAGGTGGAGCTGGTGCATTAATTACTGGTTTATTAGCTGCTAAAGAAAGACAGCCAGGTGAATCAGACATGGATTTTGCTCAAAGATCAGCACAAGTAAGAGATCAACTTAATGTGCAATTTAGAAGATTATACCCTCAAGGTGGTAATGAATCTGATGAGGATTACGATGTAAGAATAAGTGCTTTGGTTGAGGGAGCTGATGATCAAACAGTTCCTGTAGGAGAAATGGCTTATGGTGGTAGAGTTATGAAAGCTATGGGTGATTCAGCTAGCGATAATGCAATGCAAGCAGCAGGCATTGAGGGTCTTCCTGTAAGAGAGAATACAGCTGGTATTAAAGAATTAGATTTAAGAAAAACAGGTGGATTTATACCACCAGTTGGTGTAAAAGAAAAAGCAGATGATATCCCAGCGATGTTATCAAACAACGAATTCGTATTCACTGCTGATGCAGTCAGAGCTGCAGGTGGTGGTAGTGTCAACAAAGGTGCTCAGAGAATGTATGATCTCATGAAAAACCTAGAGAGCAAGGTAGTATAATGGCAGAATTAGTACAACAACAGGTTTTACCAGCACCGTTTATTGAAGCGGCAGGTCAAACATATTTAGCAGATTTACAAACTGCCATTGGAGATTTAAAAGATAAACCTTTATCTACAGTTATGGGTCCACAATTTGTAGCTGGACCTGGTGCGCTAACTCAACAAGCACAATCACTAGCAGGTGGTCTTGGATCTTTTGCACCGTTCTTACAAACAGCAGCAGCTAGCACAGGCCCACAAGCTTATCAACAATTTTTATCGCCATTTCAAAAAGATGTTATTGATACAACTTTAAAAGAATTTGATATACAAGCTGCTAAAGGTATACCAGCTATTGCTGCACAAGCTATTGGCGCTGGTGCATTTGGTGGTGGTAGAGAAGGTGTTGTAAGATCTGAGTTTCAACAAGCAAGCGACAGGAACCGAGCAGCATTACAAGCACAATTATTACAACAAGGTTTTGGTCAGGCTCAACAAGCTGCGCAACAAAATTTCCTTAATCAATTAAACTTAGCACAAACTTCACCTGCATTAGTTGGTCAACAGATATCAGCATTAAGTGCATTGGGCACACAACAACAAGCTCAACAACAAGCTGAATTATCTGCACAACAACAATTAGCACAAGCACAATTAAATAGACCGTTAGAGTTAGCTCAACAATTAGGTCAAGGTGTTACAAGTTTAATATCTGGATACCCAGCACAATTCCAATCTCAAACTGTACCTACACCTTCACCATTACAAACAGCACTAGGAGCTGGAGCTACATTAGCGGGAGTATACAGAGCGTTTAGTTAATATGAGTAGAATATTTAAAAGACCTATGTTTAGAAAAGGTGGTACTACCGGCGGTGGTATCATGGATAATGTTGTTGAAAGAGGACAATACGCTAAAAGTAATGCTAAAGATTTTAAGAATCTATCAATTACAGATAAAATAAATTTAGTTGAAAATCTTGGAGGACCTGACACAGGTCTTGGAGATCCATTGACACAATTTTTATTACAAGTTGGACCTCGTCTTGCAACTGAAACAACTGGTGGTGGATTAATTCCAAATATATTAGCAGCATCAAAAGAACCTGTAGCAGATTTAATACAATCTCAAAGAGCTAGAAAAAAAACAAGACAAGCAATTGGTCTAGAATTTATTAAAGATTTATCAGACGATGATAAGATAGCTTTGCAAGAACAAGTAGAATATTTAATGTCACCAGAGGGTGGTGGATTTAGTAAACAAGAAGCATTTAATAGATTAAAACCTGAATTTAGAAAAAGAAGAGATCCAAAAGATCAAGCTGCACTAGATACTAGCTCATCTATTGATAGTATTATTGAAACTACAAGAAGTAGAACAGGTGCTGCTAAACTAGATAAAATACAAGGTGAGATTCTTTTTGATAATTTACAATCTTTAAAAAGTTCTAATCCAAAGGAATATGAAAAATTTGTTGGAGGAAAATCTACTAAAAAATACATTTTTGGTAGTGATGAATTTGATAGGGCAACCGGAACAATAAAAGACAAATCTAGAGTAAGAAATCTACCAGATGATTTTATTGTATACGATATTAACACAGGTACATTCCTTAAGAAACAAGGTAATAGACTTATCGGATTGGAGTAGACCATGGCTGAACCAAGCTGGTACGATTTTCTTATTCCCTCAGAAGAAACACGAGAAGCAATCCTAAAAGGTATTGAGTTAGGAAAAAGAGATGTTCGTATCTTAAAAGAAGAAGGACCTGAAGCTTTAGAGTTAAGACGTAAAGAACAAGAGTTTATAGACTTAGGTCATGATGATGAAACAGCTAGTAAACTAGCTGCTGATGCTATAGCAAACGATAAACGTTTTAGAATAATTCCAAAAGATATTAATTTTATTGGCGATGCAAAAGCATCTACAATAGACACAGAAGAAACAGAAACTGAAGAAGTTAAAGATATTAAGACAACTGACAAAGTTGGATTAGGTGACAAAGACGATTACGAAGTGGGTTTAGGTCAATCGTTAACTGGTGCTGTAGTTAGTGCAGGTATTAAATTTCCAAAAGGTATAATTAATTTTGGAACATTAGTTTACGACGCAGCAACAGGTGATGGTCTGGATGTTGACGAGGGTGTAACAGAAAGATTTAACAGAGCTTTTGATAAAACTATTTTTGGTATAATAGAAAACCAAGCAGAAGAAGATGCAAGAGCTACAGCTGCTGGTCATTTGACAGAAGCATTTTTACAGATATTTAATGCAGCTAAAGTTGGTACTAAAGTATTAGGTCCAGGTATTGAATATGCTAGTAGAAAAGCAAGACAGCTAGCACCACAATTAGTTAACGCTGTTAAATCAAATAGATATGGTAAGTTAGATGACACTGCAACTTCTGTGGCCTCTGCTGCAAAAAAAGCAAAACAACTTAATACACCAAATCGTTTTGATAAATTTGCAGCTGTATCAATTGGTGGTGGTTTTGGTGGTGGTGCTATCGTTATGAAATCAGAAGACATAGGTACGTTTGGAGATATAGATGCTCTAGATTTTATTGGCACAGGTTTAGATAGAGAACAACAAAAATCAGCTAATGAAGATGCATTTAGACAATTAAATAATAAATTTAAATTTAGTGCAGAGTTAGCTTTTCCTATTGTACCGTTTGTTTATGGTGTGGGTAAGACAGCT